TGGGCAGAGTGATTCGCAATTTTCACGTGATTTCTGTAGCGGGCGTTAGCCTATTCAGCAATGGGAATGATCCTTAACAAAAAGGCGTTGTCCCTGGCACTGGACATTGACCCGACGACCATCGAGATTTGGGAATCCTGGGGTTGTCCGGTTGAGTCGTTGAAGGGTGGCCGCGTTGGGCACGAATACGACTTAGGCAAAATTTTTGCGTGGCGCCTGACCCGCACCGCGGACGGCGGCGACACGACAAAAGAGCGGCGTGCAAAGGCCGCACTCGAAAAAGCCGAGATTGAAAACATGATCCTGCGCGGCGAGGCGATACCACGCGAGCAAGCGATTCAATCGATGGCCGCATCGGTTAGCGCGTTTAAGAATAGAATCCGCGCAATGTCCAGAAAACTGGCACCGCTAATTGCGCCTCGTGAGCAAATGGCCGAAGTCGAAAAACTTTTGCGCACGCACATCGATGAAGCACTAACGGAAATCGCAAGCCATGAATTTGCAACCGCTGTCCATCGCAGAATTGCAGAGAATATTTCAGGCGGCGAAACCGCCCCCAAACCTGACCGTCAGTCAGTGGGCCGACCGGGAACGCAAACTATCCTCTGAGGCGTCGGCAGAGGAAGGCACGTGGAACACGTCGCGTGCAGAGTATCAGCGGGGAATCATGGACGCGATCAGTGATCCCGAAGTAACCGAGGTTGCAGTGCGCACGTCAAGCCAAGTCGGCAAGACCGAAATGCTACTCAACGCCGTTGGCTATCACGTGCAGCACGACCCGGCGCCGATGTTGTTCATCGAACCGACCATCGACCTTGCACAAGCGATCAGCAAAGATCGACTTTCCCCGATGTTGCGCGATAGCCTGGGCCTGCGGGGATTGATGCGGCGCAAAAGTTTGCGCGATGGGCAACGCGGCAATCCCACCGAGGATACGATTTTGCACAAGTTGTTTCTCGGTGGCCACCTGACCATCGCGGGCGCCAACAGTCCATCAAGCCTATCGAGCCGACCCGTGCGCATCGCGTTTTTTGACGAGGTTGACCGATACCCGCCGAGCGCAGGAAGCGAAGGCGATCCGGTAACGTTGGGCAAGGCGCGCACGAAAAACTATTGGAACCGCAAGCACGTCCTAACATCGACGCCGAGCGTTAAGGGTTTTAGTCGCATCGACCAAGCATTTGAGGAAGGCGACCAACGTTATTTTTATGTGCCGTGTCCACAGTGCGGCGTCGAACAGGTATTGGCCTGGAAAGGCGTCAAGTGGGACGCGGGCAACGCGGGCACGGCGCGTTATGAGTGCATCGAATGCGCGGCGCACTGGACCGAGGCAGACCGGCACAACGGGGTGCGTAGGGGCCGTTGGTTGGCGAGCAAACCATTCAAGGGCAAGGCGAGTTTTCACATCAACGAGCTTTATTCGCCGTGGTCCGATCTGGTTATCATGGCGCAAGAATTTCTTGATGCGAAACATTCCCGCAACCCGGAGCGCATCAAAGCATGGATCAACACGACCCTGGGCGAGTCGTATGAAATGGCAGGCGACACGGTTGATTCGGAATTAGTGGCCGAACGCCTGGAGGAATGGGACGGGGAACCGGCGGGCGTGCTACTCAAAACCGCGGGCATCGACATTCAAGACGACCGGGCCGAAATGGAATTGGTGGGTTGGGGCGAGGGCGAGGAATCATGGTCCCTGCGTTATGACGTGGTACACGGCGACCCGTCAACGGTGGGGTTTTGGGACGACGTGCGGCGTTGGGTGCGCGACAACAAACCCGACGTTACAGCAATCGACAGCGGCGGGCATTACACGCAACGGGTTTATGAGTTCGCCAAGAAATACAAGTCATGGCGCGTGTACGCAATCAAGGGTTACGCGGGCACCAAACCGATTTGGCCGCGCAAGGCGAGTCACGGCAGCAAAGGCGGCAAGGTTTACGCAATCGGTGTTGACAGTGCAAAGGAAGTCGTGCGGGCGCGGCTAAAGCTGGCCACTATTGGCCCAGGCTATTGCCACTTTCCAAAGGGCCGACCGCAACACTACTTCGACGGGTTGGCATCGGAAATATGCGTGACCAAATGGAGCAAGGGGTTTCCCGTGCGTGAGTGGCAAAGGAAGGCGGACAGCACCCATAACGAACCGTGGGACTGTCGAATCTATGCCTATGCGGCCATGGTGAGCTTGAATATTCGCGAATGGGCACCGTATAAACGCCGCAAAGCGTTGCCCGTGGCCGCGGTTTCGCACCCCGAACCAATGCCCGACGTGCCCGCGGTACTCATTCAACAGCGCAGTAATCAGGCGCAACCGGCCAAGTTCAGGCGTGGCGGTAGTTTTGTCATGGGGTGGAAATGAAAACGCACCTTAAAAGCATTCTGGACGCATTGGAAATTGCCCATGCCAAGGGCAGGGAACCGCCGTTTAGCGTGAAGCGCGGCCCGGTTACGCTGTACATCGCCGACCACACCGAGTTGATTTTGAACATCGACGCATTGCGGCGGCAGGCGGCAGAGGAAAACAAGGCGGCGGTGCTTGGCGCGAGCATGGTGACGCGATGACCCTAACCGATAGGGTGGCGAATTACCTGGGTTACAAGCCGACCAGGGCGCTACTGCAAAAGCGCGGGTTTAACGTCACGCAAACATCGGTGGCCAACACCTTGAACCGTTGGTCACGGGCCAATACGTCGATGGATTACGATTTGCAACAGTCGTTGCAAACGATGCGGGCGTTTAGTCGTGACCTGACTGTGAACAGTTTTATCGGTAAGCGTTTTTTGAATCTGGTCAAGACGCACGTTGTTGGACCGAACGGTTTTTCGTTCAATGCCAAACCGCGATTCAATGATGGAAAGTTGGACGTGCAAGCGGCCATTGCGATCAAACAGGCGTGGACCGAATTCTGCGGGCGCGGCGTGTGCGACGTGACCGGCAAGCTATCCATGATCGACGTGGACCAGATCAACGTTGCATCGTTGGCCCGCGATGGCGAGTTCCTGGTGCGCGAGGTAATTGGGGCGCCTGTCAACGATTACGGTTACGCCTTACAACTGTTGGACACCGACAGGTTAGATATTCAATTTAATAACGACCGATTGGCGAATGGCAATCAAGTAGTCATGGGCGTTGAGTTGACACCCTACGGGCGCCCGGTGGCGTTCTATATCCTGACCCAACACCCAGGCAGTGTTCACGGCGGATACACTTATCATCGACATGACCGGGTGCCAGCCGAAAACTTGCACCATGTATTCATTCCAGAGCGGCCCGAGCAAACCCGCGGCATACCCTGGTTACATGCGGTCATGACCGAAACCAAAAACCTGACCGGGTTCGTTGAGGCGGCAATCATTGCGTCGCGGGTGGGCGCGAGCAAGATGGGATTTTTCACCTCACCCGATGGCGACCTTGCACCGCTGGCCGATGGCACTGATCCCGATGGCGAGTTGTACACCGACGTTGAACCGGGCAAGTTCGCGGCGTTGCCTAACGGTTACGATTTCAAGCCTTTCGACCCGGATTATCCGAACGAAATGGTTGAATCGTTCATGAAAGCAATGTTGCGCAACATTGCATCGGGCATCAACGTTGCATATCACACCTTGTCCAGTGACCTGGAGGGGGTCAACTTTTCCAGCACGCGGGCGGGCACCCTGGAGGAACGTGACGCATGGATGACCGTGCAAGGTTTCTATGTGCTGTCATTCAAGAATCTGGTTTATTCCAACTGGTTGAAATATGCGTTGCTCAATGGCCGAATCACGTTGAAAAAAGGGTCGGCGTTGCCAGCGGAAAAATATGCAATCTACAACAAGCCTGTGTTCAATGGGCGCCGCTGGCAATGGGTTGACCCATCGAAAGACGTCAAGGCCAACACCGACGCGCTATTTGCCAAGATCACAAGCCATACGCGAGTGCTGGCCGATGAGGGGGTGGACATTCGCGAACTGTGGCAGGAAATCGCCGACGAGGAAGATTTAGCCGAGGAATTAGAATTGTTCGTGCCCGCGTTTGCAGCACCGATGCCTGCGGCACCCGAGGCGGCGCCCGCCGAACCCGACGCACCCGAGGAACCGGCGCCCGAACCGAAGGATAAAAAGGAATGAACATTCGCGAATTCACCGCGGGCGATACGATGAACATGGTTGAAACCGTGTCGGGTTATCCATCGACCGCGGGTTGGGGCATGTTTCATAACTTGGTCCCGCAAACCGGCACCGGAACCAGCATCATCCTGACTTCAACCGGCAACGCCGAAACCTACACGACGTATTACCCGCCGACCGTAACAAAGAATTGGGCCGCGGGCGAATATGGTTGGTTTAACTGGATGGCCATCGGCACATCGTCGCGGGTGACGTTGGGCACTGGTCATTTGACGATTCACGTTGACCCGTCAACGGCAACGGCGCCGCAAGATAACCGCAGTCATGCGCGCAAGGTGTTGGACGCGATCAACGCCACCATCGAAGGCCGCGCAACGCACGACATGGCGCAATACATGATTCAGGGGCGGCAAGTGACGTTGCTTGGTCCCGAGCAATTGATTCGTTGGCGTGGCTACTATCAAACATTGGTGCAAGCCGAGGAAGTTGCAGCGGGCCAGGGCACCAAGAAATCAACCGGCATTCGTGTCCATTTCCGCCCATAGGGGGAACCATGAAAAAGTTGCGTATGAAATTGCCGACGATGTTTCGCGACCTGGAGTTAGACCGGGCCGCAATCGACAAAGAAAAGCGGTTAGTTTCGATTTCGTTTTCGTCCGAGGAACCCGTTTCCCGATGGTTTGGCGAGGAAATTCTTGACCATTCCAAGGGTGCGGTTGACCTGGGGCGGTTGTTAAGAGTGGGGTCGGTACTCGTTGACCATGCGAGCAACGACTTGATAGGCACTGTCGAACAGGCGTCCATCGGTGAGGACCGCAAAGGGCGGGCCACAGTCCGATTCGGGCGCAGTGCGCGGGCAGAGGAAGTCTTTCAAGACGTGATTGATGGAATACGCAAAGCGATCAGCGTAGGTTATCGCATCAACACATTGAAGTTGGAAAAGTCGGACAAAGAAACCGGGCTAGATACTTTCCGCGCAACCAAGTGGACACCGCACGAGATTAGTTTCGTTGGCGTGCCCGCCGATGCGACGGTTGGCGTTGGGCGCGGCGACGATGCGAAAACCGAGGATGTTTTCATCGAAGTCAACGAAAAGGATTCGGACATGAAACGCAAACTTGCAAGGCTATTGGAAGGAATGCGCCAACGCGGGATGACCATCGAACAGGAAGGCACCCAGGAAGGCGGCGGCACACCGGCACCCGCGGCGGCGCCCGCGGCGACGACGACCCGCACCGACGCCACCCAGGAAGCGCAAAACGCGATCATCGACAAAGAGCGGGCGCGGTGCAAAGCACTGGACGACCTGGGCAAAGTCTACGAAAAGCACGGCGGCAAAGAGTTGGCCCGCGAAATGATTCTGGCAGGGCGCACGCCTGACGATTTCAAGAATGTGATGCTGGAGCGCATCGGCACGCGGGACGTGCCCGCGGTAAACATCGGCATGACCCAAAAGGAAGTCAGGCATTACAGCATCCTGCGGGCAATCAATGCCATTGCCAATCCAACCGACCGGGCAGCACGCGAGGCGGCGGCGTTCGAATTCGAATGCAGCGCGGCGGCACTGAAGCAAGAAAAGCGGGATTTGCGCACGGGCGGGCAAATCGCGGTGCCGACCGATGTTGCTTTCGGGATGCAACAACGCAACCTCAACGGCTGGCAGATGGGCGCATCGCAACGCGATTTGATCGTGGGCACCGGCACGATGGGCGGGTTCACGGTGGCCACCGATCTGATTTCGTTCGTGGAAATGTTCCGCAATCGGTTGGCGTTGGCCCAGGCAGGCGCGCAAATGCTGACCGGGTTGCAGGGCATGGTGGCGATACCGAAGCAAACCGGCGGGGCAACGGCGTATTGGGTAGGTGAGAACGTGGCGCCGACCGAATCGCAACCCGTGTTTGGTCAATTGACCATGAGTCCGAAAACGGTGGGCGCGTACACCGATATGTCACGGCGGTTGATTATCCAATCGTCCATCGACGTTGAAAACTTCGTCAAGACCGATCTGGCCAAGGTGTTGGCGTTGGCGGTCGATCTGGCGGGCCTGAGTGGACCGGGCACCGGCAACCAACCCGCGGGAATTCTGGCATCGACCAGCATCGGCAGTTCAACCGCGGGCGCCGCGGGTGGGGCGCCGTCCTGGGCGCAAGTCGTGGCACTGGAAACCGTGGTTGCGGTGGCCAACGCCGACGTGCCGAACAGTGCCTACCTGTTGAATGCGGTCACGCGGGGCAAGCTGAAAACCGTCCAAAAGGGAACCAATCTGCCGTTTATTTGGGAAAGCGACAACACCTTAAACGGATACCGGACGGTTGTTTCCAACCAGTTGCGTTCGAATCTGACCAAGGGCACCACGACGGGTTCGCTCTCCGAAATGCTTTTCGGGAATTTCTCCGATTACATTATCGGTATGTGGGGCGGGTTGGATTTGATGGTTGATCCCTACGCGGGCGCGACCGCGGGCACGTTGCGCGTGATCGTGCTGCAAGATGTTGACGTGAAAATGCGGCACGACGAATCGTTCGCCGTTACGCCGGATTTGATTACGGTCTGACCGGGCAGGGTTGAGGTTCAAAATGGTCGGGCCACCTGGACGCGGGTGGCCCATTTGTTATCACACATAGGGAAAATCCCAAATGGTTTGGAAAGCTGAAGCGCCGCAAGGCAACGAATCGGGCAAGGTTCGTTTTGACGTGATCCCATACATGCGCGGGCGCGGGGTGGACCTGGGGTGCGGACCCTGGAAAATTTTCCCGCATTGCATCGGGGTCGATCAGATACCAGGGGCCGATATTTGTTCGCCTGTGACCCGCCTGGACCAGTTCGCCGATGGCAGCATGGATTTCGTGTATTCGTCGCATACCCTGGAGGATATTGACGACACCGAGGCGACGTTGCGCGAATGGTGGCGCCTGTTGAAAGTCGGCGGGTACTTGATTTTGTATCTGCCACACAAGAATTTTTACCCCAACATCGGGCAACCTGGGGGGAACCCGGCGCACAAGCACGACTTTTTGCCCGCCGATATTGTGGAAATAATGGGACACGTCACGGGCGATTTTGACCTGAAAGTGTTGCAGGAACGCGACCAGGGTAACGAATACAGTTTTTTGATGGTCTACCAAAGGCGCCAGGATTGCGCAGGATCGATTTTTTCGCACGCCGAGGCACGACCGGCCAAGACCGCGGCAATCGTGCGTTACGGTGCGTTTGGCGATGCGCTGTGGGCATCGTCGCCAATCGCGCTATTGAAGCGGGACGGTTATCACGTCACGGTCTACACCGAGGCGCAAGGGCACGAAGTATTAAAGGCCGACCCGAACATCGACGCCTTTATCGTGGCCGAACCCTATTTCATGCCCGCGTCGGAATACCTGGGTTACTGGTTGCACGAGTCCATCAAGTACGACCGTTGGATTAACTTGGTTCAGTCGGTCGAAGCAACCTTGCTACCGCAACCGGGGGACATACAATTTTATTGGTCCGATACGTTGCGGGCGAAATTCATGGACAAGAATTACATGGAGCAAATCCATGATTTTGCAGAGGTTGCGCACGAGTGGGGCAACCAAAAATTCTATCCCACCGACGACGAAGCGGCATGGGCACAGGCGTTTCGCGGGGCGTGTCCTGGGCGGATGGTTGTCATCAATCCATCGGGTAGCACGATGCCGAAATTCTGGCCGCACGTGCAGGGCATGATGGATTTACTGGACGAACAAGGCATTTATTCGGTTGTCCTGGGCGATTTGCGGGATGCGAAATTGACGCCACCGAAGCGGGCACGCATCATCGGTAAGGATTGGCCAATCCGCACGGCGTTGGCAGTTTGCCAGCGGGCGGATGTGGTCATCGGCACCGAGTCGGTTATGGTCAATGCGGTGGCCCACGAACCGCTGCTAAAAGTCGTGTTGTTGTCGCATTCGTCGCATGAAAATTTGACGAAGCATTGGGCCAACACGATTTGCACCGAACCAACGTTACCGTGTTTTCCCTGTCATCGCATACACCGCAACGAATTTTTCTGTGTGTGGGACAAGAAAACCAAGGCGGCGGCGTGTCAGGCAGTCGTTAGCCCGCAACAAATTTGGGGTGCAATCAAGGTTTATTTCGATCATTTGGACGAGGTTGACCGTGCCACTACTGCCAGCACTGAGACAACACCTTAACGCGATGTTTACGCAACCGCATACCGCGTTTCCGGCGGTATGGCAGGGCAAAGCGGCCAACGTTTTGTTTCTGGCATCGACCGATGAGGTTTTCGGGGGCGAGTTACCGCGGGCGAATGTTTACATCATCATTCATCAAGCCAACGCATTCGTCGGCATGGTGGCGGGCGATTCGATTGTGGTCGATGGCGTCAATTACCGGGTTTTGCAGTCGGATTTGATTGACGACGGGGAAGCGTGGCGCACGATGTTATCGAAGGCTAGTTGATGGCGCACATTCGCAAGCAAGTCAGGGCGCAGTTTGCAAGCATTCTCAACGCGGGCGTGGCGGCGTTTGGCGGGCGCGTGACCGCGCAACGCACGGTGCCATTGCGGGCCGCGGATTTGCCGATGGCGGTAGTCGAAATTCCGCGTGAGGATATAGAGCGGCGAAGTTTGCCCATGCCAGGGGTGCAGAATCGGCGAATGCGTTGCAGCATCAAGGTATACGTGCGCGATGCCGATGCCGTGGTTGATGTGTTGGACGACCTGTGCGAGCAAGTTGAAAAGACCATCGGCGCAACCGAAGTGACGTTGACTCTCAACGGCAAGGCAAAAGTTATCACGTTGATTGGCGTTTCAATCCTGTATGGCATGACCGGCGAATTAAATTGGGCAATGGCCGTGCATGAATTCGAAGTTATCGCGTTGACCCTGGAGAACGACCCAGGCACCGAGTTATAACCAAAAAGGCAAACTCTTAGCGTGGACGCACGCGGACCCGAAAGGAATCGACATGGCACTGGGCAATACTTCACGAGCATCGTTGCGGTACAAACCCGAGGTTACACCGGGCACGATCAGTGCTACGGGCAACCACTACAATTTGCGATACACAAGCGACGCGCTTAAGTTCGCAATCAAAACGGTCAAGTCAACCGAAATTCGGGATGACAGAAACCTGACCGACATTCCAACGGTTGATGCTGACATTATGGGCGCCATTGGAACCGAACTGTCTTACGGCGAATTCGATGAATTGATCGAGGGCGCGTTGCAGGGCACGTGGTCAACCTGGGGCACGGGTGGCGCGGCAACCGGCACGTTGACCGCAACCGCAACGTCGTTGGTATTGGCGGGTGCAGGCACGGCGCCATTCACGGGCGCGGTTGCGGGGCAATGGTTCAGGGTGAGCGGCGCGGCCCAGGCGGGCAACAATGGTTGGTTCAAGATGACCGCATTGACCAACGCGACGACCATCGCGGGCACCGGGTTTACTGCGGAAACCGGCACGACGGGCGTTGTAATGTCATCGTCACGCCTGACCAACGGCACCAACCAGCAAAGCTATACGTTCGAACGGAAAAATTCCGATCTTAATATTTGGTCGGCGTTTGCTGGTTGTTGCATCGATAAAATGTCGTTGAAGATGACACCGGGCGAAATTATCACGAGTCAATTCGACGTGATTGGTATGTCGTTTTCGTCAAGCACAACATCATCGTTGCTCCCAGGCACGACGACGCCGAGTGCTACCAACACGATGTTTAACGCGACCGCCAATTTTTTCAACCTGTTGGAGGGTGGCTTGCCATTACCGGGCACCTATGCGCGGTCGATGACCATCAACGTCGCCAACAACTTGCGCGGCCAAAAGGCGTTGGGTGTTATGGGAAGCGTTGGTATTGGAAGCGGGCAGTTCGATGCGAACGCATCCCTTGAGTTGTATTTCGCGAACATGACGATGTACAACAAATTCGTCAACAACATTGCATCAAGCATCAGTGTGCGCCTCAGTTCGACCGCGGGCGGCGCGGGGTATGTGTACACATTCCCGAATGTGAAATACACCGATGGCGCATACCCAACACCGGGGTTGAACCAGGATGTTGTTTTGACCCTGCCATTCCAGGCGTTGCTTGACCCGGTAACGGGCGCCGCGATGATTATCGAGCGGGGTGGACCGGGGGTGCCGTTGACACCTTAAGCGTTTCACGGGCGCCGCTAGACGTGGCGGATGGCCCCTTTTTGCAATTACAAAAAGGAATAGAAATGGACAACGAGAAAACAACGACCGCCCGCAATCAATGGGCCATTCGCAAGGTGGCCAAGCACAAGCAACTTGACGGCATTTGGTGCCCGATTCCACTGGAGGGGTTAGGCACCGTGCAAATAAAAGTGCGGGCGCGGGACACGATCAAATACCAGGAAACCGTTTCCAGAATCTACAAGCCGATACGTGCGCGCTACAAAGAAAATGTGCCCGCGGATTTGCAGCACACGTTGATGTTGCAGATTATGCAGGAAGCAATTATCAGCGATTGGAAAGACGTTCCAGACAATAGCGGCAATCCATTGCCGTACAACCCGGAAAACGTAATCATGTTTTTGGATTCGTTTCCCGACGCACGCGATGCAGTGGCGGCGGTTTCTGGCGAATATAGTTTGTATCTGGCCGACGCGGAAAAGGAAGTTTTGGGAAACTTATCGGGTGGCTAAGATGGACGCTACGTTATGGCAGCACGAAGGAACAAGCGTGGCTTGCCAGCTTGCCACCCAATGAACATATACCGGCGCGGGATGAAAAGCCGGAATTGTGGCCCGAAAATTTATTACCCGTCACGGTGTTTGGCCGACTGATTATGCAACGTCAAATCGGAATGGGCGCTAGTGCCATTCCGGTTCCGGTTATCGAATCCTGGGCGCGGATTTATGAGATTGATGACGTGGCCGACCTAGTTGAAAAAATTGTGGCGATGGACGCGGAATACCTTGAATGGGCGCGGGAAAAGGCAGACCATCAAAAGCCTGGACCAATTTTGCCCGAGGGGGAATGATGGATTTCTCTATCGAAACCAATTTCGAGGAATTGGCGCGTTGGTCGGGATTGGCGGCGGCGGAAATCAACAAGGCGTGCCAAATGGCACTTAACCGGGCCATTGATGGCGCCCGCACCGAGGCGAGTCGGGCCATTCGCGAGCGGTACAACATCAAAAGTGCCGACGTGCAAAAAACCCTGGTCATCAAAAGTTATGCAAGCGTGTCCAGGTTGCAAGCGATCATGCAGGCGCAAGGCAACCGAATCCCTGTATACGCTTTCAATGCGCGGCCAAAGGAACCGGCATGGCGCAAGCCTGTAACCGTTTCGATCAGTAAGGCCAAGGGGCGCAAGGGCAAAAAAACGTGGTTTGTGGCGCGCATGAAGTCAGGGCATGTCGGAGTTTTCGTGCGCGAGAATCAAGGCAAACCGTCGCACCGTTTGCCGATTCAGGAAGTCATGACCATTTCGGTTCCTGAAATGTTGCAGGGCAAAGAGGTTTCCAAACTGGTTGCGGATGGCACGGCGGAAAGATTCGACAAAGAGTTTGACCGACTGTTGAAAGTCTTTCAAAAAAGGGCATTCAAATGAGCGGCGGCGTCGTTGACTACATCAGCAATTTCATTCTCAACGGAAAGGATAATTTTTCCGGCACGTTCGACAAGCTGAAAAACCAGACCAAAGATTTACATGGTCAATTCACCAATTTACAAGGGTTGTTGACCGGCGGAATGATTGCGGGGTTTGCGGCACTGATAGACCACGCAATCGAAGCGGGCGACCGTCTATGGACGATGCACGAGAAAACAGGGATTGCAGTCGAAACCCTGGGCGGTCTGGATTTGGCCGCAAAGATGGGTAATACGTCGTTGGAAGCGTTGCAAGGTGGCGCCCGCAAGTTGATGGACAAAATGGTTGAGTCACGCGAACCAACGAGTGAGGCGGGCAAGGCGTTTGCAAGTATGGGTTTGAGTGCGTTCGATACAACGGGAAAAATGAAACCGTTGGGCGACATGATGATTGAGGTTGCAGGGAAGTTCGAACAGTACAGCGATGAGGGACCAGAAAAATCGGCGAACGCAAATTACATTTTCGGCAAGTCGGGAATGGACATGTTGCCCGTGCTTAAGGTGGGCGCCGATGGGTTGCGCGAACTGGTGGAAACGCATAAGCAACTAGGCGGGCACACGACCGAATCCGCCAAGGCATCGGACGAGTTCAAAGACAAAATGGTTTTGGTCAAGGCCGCGGGCGAAGGATTGTTTACGCAAATCGCAACGGCACTATTACCAACCCTCACGTTGTTGGCCGATATGTATATCACGTCGGCAAAGGAATCCGACAAATACAACAATTCACTTTCGCTCACGCAATTGTTGGTCAAAACGGTGGCGTCGGCAGTCATGGTTTTGATTCCGATTTTTCAAACGGTGGGCGAAGGCATCGCGGCGGTTACTGCGTCCATTGTTGATGGGTTGACGAATTTCGGACGCAACAGCGATGCAATCATGTTGGATTTTGCCAAGCGCACGGGCGAGCGTTTCGACGTTATGACCGAACGCATTGGTAAGTTGTGGGACGAACCCGCGGCAAAGGTGGCGACCAACGCACCGAAAACGTCGGATAACTTGGTCATGCCGTTGCTTAAGGCGAAGGAAAAAGCCGAAAAGATAAAGGATGAAGTTGCGCCAATTATCCAGAAATTCGAAACGATGTATGTGCAGGCGTTGGCCGAAATGGAACAGGGTTACGACAAAACCACGAAGGCCGAACAAGAATGGTTAGCGTTGCAGCAATCACCTGTGTGGCAAACGATGACCGCACAGGACAAGTTGCGCGCCGCGGGCAAGATGGAAATAGCGCACAATCAACAGGCGTTAAACGAACATATAAAAGAGTTCAACAAACTCGCCGAGGAATCGGCGAAAAAAGCCGAGGATTACAAAAAAGGAATCGAGGAATGGAAAGAAAAAATCAATGACAACGCGGGGGCGTTTCAAGATTTGATCTTGAAAATGGAAGATGAAACGAAGCTGATAAAACTATCGGGGCAGGCGCACGAATACGCAACGGCGGCGTTGAAAATCGAGAACGATTATCGGGCGGGATTGATTCCGACCTATGACGAATATATAACCCGCCTGGGGAAAATAGCGCAGGCTTACCAGGACGTTGCAGCGGCGAATAAAGTCAAAGACAACATGCAACGCAACGTGGAAATGTGGCAGACCATTGCCGACACGGGCGAGCAAGCATTCGAACGCCTGTTTGAAAAGGGCAGCAATGTTTTTAAGGAATTGACCGAAACCGCAAAGCGGACCTTGTTGGACATTCTGTGGCAAATCACCGCTAAAAAATGGATCATCGGGATTGCCATGAGTGCGGGCGGGCTATCCAGTGAAGCGGGCGCGAGCATCATGGGTTCCGGTTCGTCGGGTTCCGGCATAACCGGCATGTTGGGAAACGCGGTGCAGGGTTCCGAGTTGTACCAAAGCGCGGTTGCATCGATGACCGCAAGCGGCGGGTATGCGGCGGGGTCATCGATTGGCGCGGGCGCGAGCGGGTATCTAGGGTTTGCAGGATCATCGACCGGGACCGCGATGGGCCTATCAGCGGCGACGACGACCGCCGAAGGCGTGGCCATTACGGAATTGACGACCCTGGGCGCGGCCATTCCCGTGATTGGCTGGATTGTCGCGGCGGCGGCGTTGTTGTACATGATTTACAGCAAACCGGGTGGGGGGCCGAAGTCGGGCGGGTTCGCGGCGAGCGGCGCCGATGCTTCGGCATGGGACCGTTTTTTTACGCCGACCGATAGGGATGCGGAATTACAAAAAACAACTACGGCGTGGCAAAAAGATTATAGGAAATTGGTCGCGGGATTGGGTGGAAAAGCGGTTGAGGACATGACCTTTGCACTTGGTTTCGACCAAGACCCGCGGGGCGATGCGATGAACCGCATTAGCGCGGGTATATCGACCGGGGGCCGTTCACCCTGGGGGTTCAGGGACAAAGACGTTGGCAACAAACCCGAGGATTTGACCCGCGAATTAGGCATTGCCTACTCTACTGCGTTGGCCCAGGCAGTCAAGGCGTCGGATTTACCCGGCATCGTCGGGCGCGTATGGGCCGAAGTGGGCACGGTCACACAGGAACAATTAAACCGGATGATTAAATTTTCCGAGGCATTAATTGTTATCCAAAATTCGGTCAATGCCGACATATTGGGCGATGTGGCCACGGTTGAAGCAAAAGCGCATATGACCGCAATCGACAACTACAAGGCGTCGGCGGTTGCGTTGCAGGAAATGTCGTTGCAATACGATGGTAGTGAGCAAGCAACCTATGATTTGGCGGCGGCAACATCGCAGTTTCATGCGATGGCAATCCAATTGATTGTCGCAATCGACAACGTTTCTGAGGCGTTCCATAAGACCATCGAAACGAGCAAACGCCAAGTCGAAATGACGGGGTTGGAAGCTGAAGCAAAGCGTAATTTCCTGCAATCGGAAATCGACCGATTGTTGATCGAACTAGGCGCCGAAACCGACCCGGCAAAAATCAAAGACATTGGCGACCGCATCAATTCCGACATTCTGGAATTGTTCAACAGTTTGACCGGCGAGGAACAGTTAGTGCAGAAATCGCATTACCTGGAATGGTTGGACGCAATCGAAGCGAAGGTTAATGCACGCCTGGACACGTTGCGGCAAGTGGTCGCGGGTGAGGGGGAATTCTCTTATTCGACCATCATGCAAACGGTCGGCGAACAGTTGAATGCGGCGGGCGACAAAATTACCGCGTCGGCACGCGACATGCAAACCGCGGCGGATACGATGAACACGGCGGCATCAAGTTTTCGGGCAGGGACCAATGTAACGATTACCGTCAACACGACGACCGGCGAAGTCGGCGTGTCGGGTGGCGGTGCATGAGGACCATAAGCACCGGGCTGGCGGCGCGGCAGGATGCGCGTTTGACGCAACCGGGGTTTCTTGTGTCTATCGGTTTCAAGTCGGGCACGATTTATCTATCGTCCAGGCAAACCCTAACCGCACTTGGCATAACCTGGATTGCACGAGGCGTCACGATAACCGGCCTGGATTCGGATTCGGATGCAAACGCCTCGTGCACGATCAAAATCGACAACCACGATAATCTAATGTCGGCGTTCGTCCTGGCCGATGGTTTCGCGGGAACGCCGGTAAAGGTTTACAAATTCTGGACCGACGCTACTGATTTAATGTTGGCGTTCGATGGGGTTGGCAATACCGCCGATCCGATCATGCCCGATCAAGTCACGTTGAAAGCGGCCATTGATTCCGCCGATAATTTGATGACACCCAATACACCGAGGATTGCGCCACCATTGTTCAATGCGGTGTTACCCGCGGGTTTTGAAATCGTTTGGGGAACCGAGCGGTATACGTTGAAAAAGGGTTGATTTTTTGAAAGGAAATAGACATGACGATTCAATACAACGCGACGACCCGCAATGCAAAGTTGGACGCAATCGAAACGACCAACCTTACATCGTGCAGCATGGAAATCCGCACGACTGCGCAACCGGCCAATTGCGCAGCGGCCAGCACGGGGGCGCTACTGTGCACGATCAATTTGCCATCGGATTGGATGGGCGCGGCGGCGGCGGGTAGCAAGGCCAAGGCGGGCGTATGGTCGGCAACGGCGAGCGGTTCAGGGACGGCGGCGCACTTTCGCCTGTACAACTCGCAAGCAACCAAAGATGGGACCACGTGTTTTATGCAAGGCACGATTGGCCAGGGGTCGGGCGATTTGTCTTTGGACAACACGACCATTGCCAGTTCGCAAACGGTAACGATCAACACGTTCACGATCAACGACGGCAACCCGTAATTAGTCCGTTGCAGTGAGCGGATTTAGCGGACTTACCACTCTAGCAACTGGTTCCGGCAAGACCGGGACGACGCTGGTATTACCTGCCGTTTCTGCTGATGCGGCGGTTGGCGATTGGGTGTTTGTCCTGATTGGCTGCGATAATTTCGGCAGTGGGTCCGGTCAGGAAATAGCAAGTATCACCGATACCAAGGGCAACACCTATTCATCTTGGGATGCCTTTTCGTCATCACTTGCACAGCAAGCCGGTGCTGAAGTCAATATGTGGTATTCACCACTCACCACAGCGTTGGTAAGTGGTGTTGACCAGATCACGATTACAGGCAAAATTTCTGGTGCGGCGCGTGCTGCTGTTGCGCTGAAAGTTACGCCAAGCGGAGTTGGCGTTGCGAATCGGCGACAGAATGGCGGCACAACAGGCAGCACTACATTTCCTGCAACAGGGAATGCAGCCGCAATCCCATCAGATCAGTATTTTTTCCTGTATGCCGGTGCAATGGAAACCGCGACATCGCTTGCCGCGACCACCAACAATTCATGGGCAACTTACGCTAATTCTGCCGTGACCAGTGGCGGTGGTGCGGCGGCGAACATGGCCGTGTATGTATCGGCTGCGATATTGACCACGACCACCGGCAGGGCGACCAGTTGGGTCAGTAACGCGAGTGGTGACAATGCGGTGTTGTTTGCTGTGTTTGAGGAGTATTACACCGGGCCGCAAGGCACGGCGAACATAACCGAGGTTGGCAACACAACAACCGCTGCGGGCACCCTAACACCGATCAGCATCGGCACCGCGAACATAACCGAGGCGCCCGACACGGCGACCGGCGCGGGCACTGTTGTCAACACCGCCCAGGGAACGGCGACCGTCACCGAGGCACCCGACACGGCGACCGCTGCGGGCACCTTATCGGCGCCGGTTGGGACCGCGACGATTACCGAAGCGGCCAACACCTTAACGAGTGACGCCGACCTAGTTGCAAGTGGCACGGCGGGCATAACCGAAGCGGCCAACACGACGACCGCCGATGGCACGGCGGCCAGCCCCGCCATTATCGGCACGGCGACCGTCACCGAGGCACCTGACACGACGACCGCGGCGGGCACGGTTGCACTAGGCAACCAAGGCAATACCAACGTCACCGAGGTTGCAGACACGACGACCGCGGCGGGCGTGCTATCGGCGCCGGTTGGAACCGCCACCATTACCGAAGCGGCCAACACGACGACGACCGATGCCGATGTGGTCGCGGGTGGCGCGGGCACCGTCACCGAAGCGGCCAACACGACGACGACCGATGCCGATGTGGTCGCGGGCGGCGCGTCAACCGTCACCGAGGCACCCGACACGGCGACCGCGGCGGGCACCGTGGTTTTGGCCATTCAAGGCGTAGCCACCGTCACCGAGGCGCCCGACGTTGTAACCGGCGCGGGCACGTTGTCGGCGCCGGTTGGCACGGCGAACATTACCGAAGCGGCCAATACGCTAACCGCATCGGGTGGGTTGGCGGCGATTATCGGGACGGCCAGCGTTACCGAAGCGGCGGATACTCTATTCCCTGCGACCGCGGCAATCACCGAAGCGGCCTACCCCAATTATTTCCAGGCACCGGGCGGCGCGCAAAATGACATAGACAAGACCGAACTGGAGCGGGCGGTTTCGGGTTATGCGCGGGGCGTGGTTGATTATCCCGTGGTCAAGAATCAGTTTTATCTGATCCACACCGAGTTGACCATGTTGCAAAAATCGGACCTGGACATTTTTTGGAAGGCCCATAAATCCGGCGCGTTCGATTTTACCTGGGCGGGCGACGGGCAAACCTATCGTGTACGCTTTGCCAGGGCGCCACAATTCGCGTGGTCGCGTGCAGTCATGAAGGTTGACGCATCGGTGGTACTTGAGGAAGCGTGACAATGGCGACCTATCCAGCATTGCCTATCGTGGTCGGCGCCACCGAGGAACCCGTCAACGACTACCATTGGAACCGCGATCAGGCGGGCGCCGGTTCGTCCTGGTTCTATTACGACGCCGACCGGCGACGGTTCCACGTGAAACATTCCGAGTTGACCCTTACCCAAAAGCAAACCCTGGACGCCTTTTATGTGGCCAATCGAGCGGTTGAATTTCAATTCGTCTGGCTGGACAAGGTAACGTATACGGTTGTTTTCGCGATGGGTTTGCGGCGGTCGGCACCCTACGCGGCGCGCCTGTTCAATATCGATGCGGTGCTAGAGGAAGTCTAAATGCCGTATATGTCTGAAATTCCGGCGCTATTGACGCAACCCGGCAAGGGTTATCAGTCGGAATTGACGGCGTATTTGTTGCAGCCGAAACCGGCACCCGCCCCAACGGTTTCGGGCGGCGGCGGCGGGTACAGCAATTTCGGCGGGCAGGCGTCACGCGATCAACTGGAAACCGTGGCGGTTGCGGCGGCGGCGCGGCAACAACAGGTTGCGGGCGACCGTGAACTAATCGGTCTGGTTTATGGGTCGGTTCGCCTGGGCGCGAAAATCGTGTCGGCGGTCGATTACCAGGGGGATTTGCTTTTGCTGGCCGCGTTCGCATATGGGCCGAATACGGGGTTGGATCAGTTTTACGTCGGCAACGATCCGATTTCGGCAAAGGCCACCGTCACGGTTTACCTGGGCACCGCAACGCAAGCGGTTGACGCGACCCTGGCGGCGGCGTTTGCGGCCAAGGGTGTGACATATACCGATGCCTTGCCAAATGTCACCTACGCAATCCTACGCTTTCCTGTGGGGTCTACGTCGGGGTTTCCCCAGGTAAGTGCCAGGATCACCGGGCGCAAAGTGTACGACGACCGCAACGGCGGGCAATCGTTTGCGAACCCGGCAACCTGGGCCTACTCCAACAACCCGGCGTTATGTCTGGCCGATTTTATCCGCGGCGCCTGGGGCATGAATTGCGGCGCCAATGGCGTTGAAAAGGCCAGCATTATCACCGCGGCGAACGCCAACGATGCCGTGGTTGGCACGGTGGCACGGCGCACGGTCAATCTCGCACTGGACCGGCAACAGGCGGCGCGGCAATGGGTGGCGGCGTTGCGCACGTATTCGAATGTATGGGTGGAACCGATTGGGAATGCCGGGGAAAATTATCGGTTCATCGTTGACCAGGACGGGCCAACGGTCATGACCTTTGGCAACGACGACATAAAGCAAGACACCTTGGTTTTACGCAAGCAATCGTTGTCGAATACGCCGACCGTGGTCGAAGTGATTTATACCGACATGACCACGATCCCCTATCGCGACGGCAGTGCGTTTGCACCGTCCGATGGATTACCCGCGGGCGGGCGTGCCTATCGGTTGTCGCAAGTGCGTATGCCAGGAATCAACAACTACGCCGAAGCATACCGGGCCGCAGTGGAACGCCTCAACGACTTTACTCTCAACGATTTGGCGGGCGAGTTCACTGCGTTCGATTCGGCGGCGGTCTGCGAAATCGGCGACATAATCGAGATTACCAACCCGATTGGGCTATCGGCGAAAAAGTGCAGGATTGTCAAACCCGTGTTGCAGGGTGCGGGGCGCTATCGAATCCAGTTCAGGGAATTCGACCCGGCCAAGTATTCGTCCGAAGTGGCCGCGGGGCCGTCCTATCCTGACACGATATTGACGCCCCCAGGGATTCCGCCCGCACCAACCAACCTCGTGTTGGCCGAGGAAGTTTACCAAATTAGCGCATATGGCGGGTATTCGTCGCGGATTTTCGCGACCTGGACCAAACCGGATTTTCTTTGGATGGGCGGGTATACGGTCAACGTCACCGACCCTTATGGAAAAGTGGTATGGACCAATTTCGTGCAGCCGACGCCGAACCCGTCATTTCGCAGCGGTGCATTACAGGAAGGCAACACCTACACGGTTAGCGTTTCATCAATGTCGTTGTATGGCGGCACGGCATCGGCGAGTGCGGCCACGGGTTCGTTGGCCGTGCTTGGCAAGCTGTTGCCCCCTGGCAACGTGGCCGAGTTGATTGGGTTCGAAGCGGGCGGCAAGGTTCATTTGAGTTGGACCCAGGCTATCGACATAGACATTGCACTCTATGAATTGCGCTACGGGACAAACGTTAGTACCTGGGACACGGCGACACCTATCGAGCGAATCAATGCACTAACCTACGTTGTGCAGACTGCACCCCCTGGGCCGTGGCGGTTTTACGTCAAAGCGGTTGATAGCGTGGGCAACTATTCGCCGATTGCGGCCTACAAAGATATAAACGTCACCATTGACGCGGCGAGCTTTCTAGTCAATCAAGCGTATTTCTACACGCCGTCACTGGTATCGATGACCAAATGGTTTAATCGCCCGTTGGTCGATCCCTATTGGACTTCAGACTTTTCCGATGGCATCGGGTACGGCGCCGACAACACCGATAATAATGTGGGCACGTTTGGCGATTCGTTGGCGGGCACCCCCTGGGCCACGCCGCACAGTGCGGGCACGTCGGCAAGCACCGCATCATGGATTTCCGAAACCTGGGATGTGGGCCTACAGGTATCGGGCACGTGGCAAGCGGTGTTTGATTATGCCAACCATGCGGGCGCCGCGGTGCCATTCATCGACATTTCAACCAGTGCCAGCACCGGACCATTCACCCGCACGACCGGCGTTAGTGCGTTGGCCAACGGGCGTTGGGCGCGGGTGGGAATCTACAGCACGGGTGCATTCACGGTCACGGGCGTTCCATCGTTGGCGGTTAACGTCGTGCCCAGGCGTGAAGTCGGGGTGACGACGAGCGTTACATCGGGACCAGTTAAAGTCAATCTGGTAAACCGCTATTTCCTGGCGAAGTCGATTCAAGTGACCGGCCAGGGCACCATTGTTATTAATCCGGTTTACGATAACGTTATCGTGGGCACGGGCGTTGCGAATTCGTTCGACGTGTACGCATTCAATCAGGCGGGTGCGCAAATGGCGGCGACCTGTGCTTGGATTTTTGAGGGGGTTAGCTAATGGCATACGTCAACATCGACACGACCAAACCGACGACCGCGCAAACCCGGCAGGCGGCGGTTGATTCGATGCGCACCAACACCCAGGCGTTGCGCGATAGGATGGTGGCGGCAATGTCGATGGGCGCGACATTCTCAATCACGACCGGACCCGCCGACCAACCCGTTGAAGTATTGATGACGATGGCCGCGGAAAGGTGGAAGGGTCGATTTGCCTACGGCGTGAGCGGCGGCGGTTCCGGCAACGTCATTTCGGAAGCATGGTGGTATTCGAACAACTCAGGCAGCACTTATGACCCGGTAACGTTCCAGGGCGGTTCGAACTATGTCACGACCTACGGTTACGACGCCAACGGCAACCTAATCAGCACGACACTAGGAGCAACGCCACCATGATTGGAATCCTGGCAAGCATACCCGGCAAGTTGGCCACGTTATTGGGGCGCCTGACCGCGGGCAGGGCGACCAACCTGGACAACCTTGACGCGACCATAAGCACGCGGGCGATTGCATCGTCGGCACTGTCGAATGCGCAATGGACCAATGCGCGGGCGACCAAGTTGGATTATCTTGACGTGCCCGTGTCGTCGGTCATGCCGGTTGCATCGAGCGTGATCCAATCGATTCAGTATGGGACGTTGACGTGGGGCAATGGGGTCACTGCGCCAACGGTGGCGATTAGTGCGGTTGTTGTTGCCAAATCCGCGTTGATTAACCTGGGCACGAGTTGTCCCGTCGGCGCCGCTGGCCTGGACAATTTCGGATATATCACCTTGCAAAGCAATGTACTTGTTGCGGGGTCGCGGCAATCGTCGGGCGGCGGATTGTTGACTCGTTTTTGCGTGGTTGAGTTCAAATGAAGTGGAACGCGAAACAACACCGAGGACGGGTTTTAATGTCTTGCTAATGATCGAGGCGACCATTGCAATTATGGTCGTATTAGCGGGCGTGCTTTATTTCGCGTTCAAACTGGAAAACCGCGTTGCGGCAATCGAAAGCAAGTTGCAGGACGATGCGCAAATACGCGATGCGCACAAGCGGGACGAACGCATCGACCGCATTGAATCGGCAATGAAGGAACAAGCCGAAGCATTACGCCGAATCGCACCCAAAAAATAATTAAAAAAGTGCTTGACTAAATAGAGCAACATGCGCTATTATACGTGCATCGTATGAGTTCCCGAGGGGGGAAGTCGTCCACTACTTGCTTATTCCATTGCTTGCAAATCTCGAGCGGTGCATATTCCAACAAAGTATTTGCCTATTAGCGCATCGTGCGCTATTATTCACACATCGAAACGCAGCACCCACTAGAAAGGAATCACAAATGCAAGTTGCTCAAACCATCCTGGCCCAATTCGGCGGCAATCGTTTTGTTGCGATGACCGGCGCCAAAAACTTTGTCGGTTCGCCTAATTCGTTGCGCTTCAACATCCCGACCCGCAGCGGCCCCAATGTCGTGGTCGTGACCCTGGAACCGTCGGACACCTACCGCGTTGATTTCTACCGCGTGCGCGGCGTGAAGTGCACCCAGGTTGCCCAGTGCCAGGACGTTTACGCCGAACAGTTGCAAGCGGTGTTTACCGAAAAAACCGGATTGTTTACCCTCCTTTGATATAACCCGCGGCGCCGATTGCAACGGACGATATGAAAACAAGTTCGTTGCAAATTAGCGCGGGTTGCTCTAATATACCTACATCGACAACGCACCAACCTAGAAAGGAATCACAATGGACCTGTACCAACAAGTAACCGACCGCATCATTGCTGAACTGGAAAACGGCGCGGCCCCCTGGGTCAAGTCGTGGAAAACGGGCGGTGTGGGCCTGGGCATGGACCGTAACCTCGTGTCGGGCAAATCCTACCGCGGCATCAATCGTTTGTTGTTGGCAATGGCGGGCTTTTCGTCGCCACTGTGGGCCACTTACAAGCAATGGAGCGAAAAGGGTTATCAGGTGGCCAAGGGTTCGAAGGGTACGCACATCGTTTTTTTCAAGCCTGTAACGGGAAAGCGCAACACCGAAACCGGCGAAATCGAAAACGGTTACGCGATCATGCGCGGTTACGTGGTTTTCAATGCCTCACAAACCGACTACGTTGCGCCCCAGGTTGACGGCGGCGCCGAGTTCGAACCGATGGCCGCGTGCGAGGATTTCATCGGCGCCACGGGTGCCCAGGTTAACCACGGCGGCGATGCGGCGTTCTATGTGCCGTCCCAGGACCGCATACAAATGCCCGCCAAGACCGCGTTTGATACCGAAGGGCATTACTACTCTACGGCGTTTCACGAGTTGACCCACTGGACCGGCGCCGCGAATCGCCTGGACCGCAAATTCGGCGAACGTTTCGGCAACCCTGAATATGCGTTTGAGGAATTGGTTGCGGAATTGGGCGCCGCGTTTCTCTGTGCCGATTTCGGCATCGATGGCGAACTGCGTCATGCCGGTTACATCGAGCATTGGTTGCGGGCGTGCAAGGCCGACAACAAAGCGATTTTCAAAGCGGCGGCATATGCGCAAAAGGCCGCGGATTATCTCAACGCCACCCAGGACGCCGAGCAACAGGAAGCGGCCTAATTCCGAATTGATCTATATGCAGCGGTTGATATGAAAAATCAATCGTTGCATATTAGCGCATGATGCCCTATTATACCTACATCGACAACGAACCAAGGGCAGCAAATGAAAACCTACCAAGTAACGATTACCGCCAAATACCCCGCGGCCTACGAGCGGCCAGGGGTCATTGAAATCCAGGCGACCAACGCCAGCGATGCGATCAAAAAGGCGCGGCGCCAAACGTGGAACGATGGCGCGTTCGACCGCCATGACGGGCCGATGACCTACCGGGCCAAGGTGTTACAGGACGAATGCCAGAGCAACCCGACGCCGACTTGGGTGAATCCCTGGGCCTAATAACCAAACTGCGCTAATTGTCGCGGTCAATATGAAAAAATGATCGTTGACAATTAGCGCACATTGCCCCATAATCCATTTCATCGAATCAGCACTCAACCGACCCCTTAAACTTTCCCGAAAGGAAAACAAATGCAATTCCCTAAAAACCTTGTAGTGGGCGCAGTCGTTGAAAACTTCGGCGCCATCGTGCGCGTCGAAGCGTTGGACGCGGAAAGGGGCGTCCTGGTGCGGGTCATCCCGTGGTTCGACGGTGCCCGCAGTCAAGGCGGCGTTGGCCAGCGATTTTTCGCTGACCCGTCCAAGTGCAGGGTTGTTCCTGTGCCCGCCGATGCCCAGGCGTTGCGCCTGCGGTAAATAACCAAACTGCGCTAATTGCGCGGACCATATGAAAAACGGTTCGTTGCAATTAGTGCAAGATGCCGTATAATTCAATACATCGAAACGCAACCACTAGAAAGGAATCACAAAAATGAACACCGACAAAATCCTCACCCTGGCCCGCAAGCATGTTGCGGCCAATGTGACCCTGGAAACCCTGGCCCGTGAGGAATTGGCGCGGGCAGTCTGGTTGCTTGACGAAGGGCAATTGGAATTTGCCAGGGGTCACGCACTCAAATCGTTGGCCCATAGCATCGGGCGCGACCATCGCGACTACAAGCGGGCGGCACGATGAGCAAGCAAATGACGTTGCACGAGTGCGCCACCATTTCGGGCGGTTGGTTGGCCGACTGTCTCAAAAAGAATTCGATGCATAACCGGGCGTATTTGAATTCGCCTGGGTGCGCATTTTCGAACTGGTCTATTTGGTGCGCGATTAACGCGGCCTATCTCAACGAAAGGGTAAAAAATGAAGTTGCAAGTTGAATTGCACAATAGCGGCGGAATGCTGGCCGTGTCGGAAGTGGTCGATTCCGAGGAAGCGGCGGGCGCCGCAGTCGTTGCACTGGTCAAAGAGTGCGATGGTTATCTGAGCGGAGGCGACGTGATCTACATCAAAGAGGTTGACGATGACCGGCATTGATACCCTGGGCGATGGCCTGGACGACGAAGCAATCCGCAACAAGGTGGAACGCGATTACCTGTTGCGCGTGTTGCAGGGCATCGCCGATGCACCCGTGCAATTGGCGGTTCCGGCGTGGTTGGACAAATACGTTAAGACAGCACTGCGCGAGGTAAACAAATCATGAGCGGCAGAAACGCAAGCGTGACCGATGCGGCACTAAAGGCAGTGACCAGAGGAACCGCCACAATCACCCAGGTTGCCGAAAAATTCGGCATTGCTATCACTACCCTACGGCGGGCAATGCGGCGTGCTGGCGAGGCGCCACGCCTGCCAGGGCGCCCCCCTTACAAGCGGCGCAATCGGTGAAACGGGCGCGGCGTGCATACCGACCGCCCAGGCGCCTATTTGCTTATTCCAAAGTGGCCACGTTTGGCGGCGGCGATATGAAAACAAGTTCGTTGCGTATTAGCGCAGGTTGCTCTATTATTCGTTCATCGGATGCAACCGCACCGACCGACCAGAAAGGAATCACGAAATGCGCAAGCCAATCCCGAATCACCCGTACCACGCGAAAGAAACCGCGTCGTTGTTGTACATCATCAACGATGCCAGCGCAGCGGCAATTGCCATGCGCGGCGTTGACGTAAAGGCCGAATGCAAATACCTGGACCAGGTAAACGACGCGGCGACCATCCTGGCCTATCGTCGGCGCGTTGAAAACGGCGGCGTAATTCGTGAAGTCAAACAAGCCGATGGCGTGTCGCGGTTTATTTTCTCAACGGGGGAATAATGGACGGGGCCGCATGGGATGCACTGCGCGCCGTGGCCCCCCTGGTCACGGCAGACCGGCCCAACGTGGGCCGCACGGCCCGCGTTGACCAGGGCAAGCACCGCGGCAAGGTGGGCCGCATTACGTGGCACGGTCGCGACAAATTCACCCAGGCTTATCGGTATGGCGATTCAATGTCGCACCATATGACCGACATGCGCGGGCGTTGGGGGTTCCGGGTGCGCCTCGTGGACCTGGAAACCGCCGAAGCATTTTTCGTCAGTGCCGAATACTTGATGGTTTGCATAGATTAAAAAACGCGAATTGCAACGGGCTATATGAAATCAAGTTCGTTGCAATTAGTGCAGATTGCTCTATAATTCATTTCATCGACAACGCACTAGGGAAACAAAAATGAAATTGACGGGCAAGCAAGTGCGCGCAATGATGCGCGCCAACCACAAAACCATCGCGGGCATTGCCCGTCAATACAACCTCACTCAAACCCGCGTGCGCACCGTGCGCGCCAATGGCGTGCAGGGCGACGCCTTCGTGCGGGATTGGCTGGAAATCCTGGCCTAACCCTCACCCACCCACCCCCAGGGGCAACCCTGGGCAACTAGAAAGGAATCACAATGCAACAAGTAGCAACGTCAACGTTGAAATTGGCCGATGTAATCCGCCTGACCAAATGGGCAGGCGCATTTGCCGATTGCATCGTGTCCAATATCGCCGATGGCCAAGTGCACATCGTCCGACCGTACATGACGCACCCAGGCTTTTCGCACACAGGCGGCGTGATCGTATTCACCGGGCACGAGCATTTCTCGTTGCCCGTGTCCGACGAATTCCTGGTCGAACTGGTGCAGGAAGGCGGGCCGCTTAAATGACCCTGGCGAAAGCACTAACCGAACTGCGCAAAGTGTTGGGCAAAAAAGCCGGAATTCGCGACAACAAAATCCAGAGTTCGCCCGAATTGCGCAACGCGGCAAATGCGGCCATCGGTGTTGCAGTTACGCAAAAAAATGCAGCCGAGGCAGCAATGCGCGCCCGTCGCGATGAAATTTTGGCGAACGACGAGGAATACCAACGTTTGCTTTGCGCCTATGAGGATGCGCAACAGAAACGCCGCAAATGCAATGGGCCGAGTTATCGCTACACCGCTGGCATAGTTGGCGATTTGTTTTTTTACGTCAAGGCCGAAGCGGATACCCTGGCCGAGTTGCTTGAAAAGGTGAAACGATGAGTGCGGTTATCGATTTGAAACCGGCCACGGTGCCCGATACCGTGCGCCCGTTTCGACTGTGGGACGCCAAGACCAGGACGCACCTACCGCACCGCATGTTTGCCGTGCGCATCAACGCACACAAAGCGGCGTTGTGGTTGGCGACCATTGCCAGGGTTGGGACGACCATCGAAGTGTACGACGTGCGCAACGGGCAATTGTTGGGACAGTTCACGCGCAAGGTTAACGACGTGCAGATTTACATGCGACGCGGGGAATTGACCAATGGCTAAACTCTCACCCGAAAAGCGGGCGGCACGGGCCGCTAAATTTCGCGCTACGATGGCCGCAAAGCGGGCAGGCGGCGCAATGGTCCAGGTAAGTGCAGCCGACGTGCTGGGCGCAATCGTGGACGCCCCCAGGGTGACGCCTGGGCCAGACCGGCGCATCATCCTGGCAATGGAAATCGTGCAACTACTGCGGGCGGTATTGCGATGAAGTACGAAATCACGATGGTATTTCGCAGCGGCGAGCGTTGGTCGTGCGAAACCGAACAAGTGGCCGACCACTTCGAAGCAATGAAGCACGCAACCAAGGTGGCGCCCGACGATGCGCCCGTGCTGATTGTCATCAAGGCAGTGCAACCGGAAAGGAAACCGAATGCGAGTTGACCTAGCAATCGTTATGCCGTCGGCAATGCCGGTTGATGCACCCGTCCCATTGGGCAAGTTGAAACGCATTGATGTGATTGTGGGCACGCCACCCGACGTTCAACCGGGCGTCGTGGTCGTCAACAACGTCAAGGTTGCCTATCTGTATATCAATGGCAAAACCGAATCGTTACCGCCCGCGGAATTGCCCGATGAGGACGTGCCAATCACTATCGTTGTAAACGATTTGCCCGTCGCCAAAATGTCGATGACCGGCATCGTAATTCCGATTGGCGGCGGCAACATCATCAACCCGGAAAGGATCGAATCATGATTAGCACTTCGTTACTGTTGGGCGTGGTCGTGCAACTGATTATCGGGGGATTGATCCTGTACGTTTTATATTGGGGATTGGGCAAACTGGCATTGCCCGACCCTATCGGCAAAATCGCATTGGGGTTGTTGGTCGTCGTGGTCGTGATCTGGTTAATCAACATCCTGTTAAGCCTGGGGGGTCGGGCGTTATTCTGATTTCCCACGATTGCCAGCGGCGATATAACAACAAAGTCGTTGGCAATTGGTGCGTGTTGCGCTATTATTCACACATCGACACGCAACCAGGAATCACAAATGACGAACTACCAAAAAGCCGACGCGGCCTACCGCAAAGCGGTGCTTGCGCATCAAGAAATCAAACTCGCGTTGTACGCGGGCCGCATCGGGTACGACGAATACAGCGCATCGATTCGCCATTGCAACAAGCTGGCCGATTGGTGCGACGCGGCGGAATGCCAGGGGCACCCGGCGCCGACCGCGGGCGTTATGGGCGAAACGGTCTATTGCAATGGAGCGTGTCGCAAATGAAAACTTTTTTCTCATCAAGGGCACTAGGAATGCTGACCGAGCAACAACAAGCCGAAAGGTTACAGGCGATAGCCGAGGGGGAAGCGGCGCGGCGCGAGGGAATCGACCGCACCGTTAACCCGTATTTGCGGGGCGCACCATCGCACCAATGGTTGTGGGGTTCGTGGTTGCGCGGGTGGGAACAAGCCGATTTGACGTTGCGCACCGAGGCGCGGCGCGAGCATTGGCGTTATGTCGAAAAGGGGGCACGATGAAATTCTATCGCGTGACCTACTCAAAAGAGGGCGGCACCAACGGCGGTTATTCCTGGCACGCCTCACGTGCTGAAGCGGAAAAGGCGGCGCGCAAAGCGTTTGACGATGACCCGGCGGAATACGCGCAATATGGGTTAGATAATGGAATGCCGAAAATTGAAATGCTGGAGTGCGAAACGAACCGCACCCCATTGTTGAATTTTCTCAACCGTTACGCGAGCGAACCGCAAAACGGATAACCACGAAAGGGCAAGGCATGAAAGCGAAAGCGGACACTACAGCGGCAACGGGCACCGTTGGCCTGGGATTCGGCGATGTAATCCCGATTCTTAAAGCAAAAGACAAGGCCACCCGTGCAGCCTGGAAAGATGACGACATGCACATCGAATCGCGGGATGGGGAAATCGTTGCGGTATTCGAACACGACGACGGGGCGGCAAACGAAATTTGGGTGCCGACCGCCGACGACCTTTTCGCGAATGATTGGGAGAAACTTTGATGAGAAATCAAATCGAAGGCGCGACCAAAATCGAAGTGACCGACGAATACGGGCAGGCGATGTTTAACGCCACCGGGCAACCAATGACGGTTTTCGTCGGCGGCGCCACCCAGGTTCAAGTAACGGACACGGCTGGAAAGTTGCTTTATGAGGTTGGTTTCGGCGCCGGATTGCACCCGCCTGGGGAACGGCCACCGTCGCCAATTCCGCCACCGGGCGGATACGTGCCACCCCCAACCGAGGGCGGCGGCACGCAACCGACGCCCCCACCGATTGACGGCGGCGAAATCCCGTGGCCCGCGTCGGGGCAAGTGGTCTACCACGTGCCGATGCAACCATTCCAGACTGTGCGCTATACGATGCGCTGGAAATCGAAAATGGACCCAACCAAGTTTGGGTTCGTCAAGGTGGACCAGGAACCAGGAAGCGCGGTCATGGTGCGCAATCTGAAGTTGAGCAACAACGGCGCGTTGAAATTCGATTCAACGCCAACCGGCGACACCGGGCCAACCGGCAACCTGTGCAACGCACCGACACCGGGTAACCCGTCAACGGTCATGATGAATTTCGATGATATTTTGGGAATCGAAGTGACCAACGGCGACAACCAATCGGGCCAACCGTCGAACATGCTTTTAGATATTGCGGTGCCAGACCGTTACTAAAAAATTCGGTGCGCGGGTTTCCCCGCATGGACCCGACGCACGCCGGATAATCGTCACCGGCACTATTCAACCAACAGAAAGGAATCACAGTGGCAAAGCACAGGGAAAAGGCCGAGGCGCCAAATGATTTGAGCATGCGGCGCGGGCGGTTGGCTATATCGGCAAGCATGATTGACGAATTGCCGTATGCCGTAATGGAAATCATGGGCAAGCTAATCATCGTCCAGGCGCAATATCTGGTTGCGTTGCGTGACGACGAGGAATCGATTGTCATCTATCACGCACTGTCGCCACATTTCCGGCCCATCGGCGAAGGCGACATGCCACCCGATTATCAAATCGTGGTTGAGTGCGAACCGCACAAAAGCGGGCAACCGCACGGGCACGAGATTGGGTTTCGGGAAATGCCGCGCAACATGGACATGGTGCACTTTCACGAACCTTCGTTTGCGGTGCACTAATGATAATCATGGATTTCGAAACGACCGGCCTATTGTTGCCCATCGAGGCGCCACTAGATCAACAACCACACATCATCGAAATCGGGGCGTTGCGCCTGGACGGGCAATACCGGGTAATCGATTCGATCAGCGAACTGGTTCGCCCGCCGATTCCCATCGATGAGGAATTGCACAAGAAAATCACGAAATTGACCAATGCGGATTTGGCCGACCGCGCCATTTTTGCGGCGTGGCGCCCCAGGTTGATCGATTTTTTCCACGGTGCCCGCGTGGTCTACGCTCACAACATGCCGTTTGACCTGGGCATGTTGACGACCGAGTTGCGGCGCCTCAATGCGCAATACGCTTTCCCCTACCCGCACGAGCAAGTTTGCACCGCGGAATGGTCGGCGCAACGCTACGGCAAACGCCTGCGGTTAACGCAACTTTACGAAAAGGTTATCGGCACCCCCCTGGAGCAAAAACACCGGGCGATTGACGATTGCCATGCGTTGCTCGAAATCGTGCGCAAGGCGCGATTATGAATCGCGAAATCGAAATCGATTGTCGCATCGTGACCGAAACCGACGCCGCAATTTTGATTGTGGTCCCTGGCAATGACGAGGAAATTTGGGTGCCACTGTCGCAAGTCTCGTGCATCGTGCGCGGCAACGACGCGGCGCAACGCGACCGGATAACAATGACCCGATGGATTGCCGATAAAAAGGGGTTGTTATGAATGACATTACCGGGGTTGAATTGCGCGACGCGGGGATTGCACTGGTAACGGAAAATTCAGCCGAAGATTTCAAAGAGCGAATCTGCATCGCATTCCATTATTGGTTGCGAACGGCGCCGAGTGAATTTCTCATTGAGGATTTCCGCATCTGGTGGCGGCACAATGGCGGCGAGGACGCGCACAGTCCAAATTTTTGGGGTGCTTTCACGCGCTTACCTGGAGTCAGTCCGCTAATCGAAACGACGGGGGAAGCACGAAGGCCGGTTGCGAAAGCGTCCCATGCGCGAATTGTGTTGGTATGGCGGCGCAAATGATGCAACCCAAGATCAGGACCGAGTACCATTTCAACGCCGCGGAAAAAGTGTATGCGCGGTTGCCCAGGGTAACGCAAACATTGCGCGACCTGGGCACGACCGCGGCGGGAATCATGGATTGCACGACATACGGGCACATCCCGTTTTATCGGGCGATGCAGGCGGCGGACATTAATCCATTGTTGGGCGTTGAATACGTTTGCCCCGATGGCGAACGGGTGGGATTGATTGCGTTATCCGATGCCGGGTTGCGCGACCTTTACCATTACACATCGACCAGGGAAAGCAACCCGGTTCCATTCGCCAACATCGGCGACCTACCCGACGCGCTGGCGAAGTTGATGATTACCCCAGGCGACGGGCGCGGGTGGCGCAATGGGTTTGCCGTGGTTGACCCGGTTGACCCGCGGATTGTGCGCGAGCGGTTAGCGTCCAAACTCATGCCGTTGGTTTGCTCTGATAACTGGTATGTTCACCCAGGCGACCGGGCCGCGTTTCAAATGATGGGCGGCGCGGTGCGTGCCGACCCGTTGCAACAACAACACATCTTGACCGCGGGCGAACTGTCCAGGTTGGCGGCGCGGTATGAATTGGACCCGCGGCCCGCCAACAGGGGCCGCAGGATCACGCCAGACGAATTAAAAGCGGTGCGGGTGGGCTTACCCATTGCCAACAATTTGCAAGTTGATGGTGACCTGTTAGCGTTGGCCAGGAAGGGCAAACATCGCGTTGCGCGATGGTCTGCCGTTTACGACCGGCGATTGAAACACGAAATCGCGATGATTCGGGAAAAGGGGTTCGAATCCTATTTGCTGTTGCTCGCCGATTTGGTCGGGTGGGCCAAACGCAAAATGCTGGTTGGACCTGGGCGCGGTTCGTCGGCGGGCAGTCTGGTTTGCTACCTGACCGAGATAACCGACATTGACCCAATCCCGCACGGGCTATTGTTCGAACGGTTTATCGACCTGACTCGCAACGACCTACCCGACATTGATTGCGATTTCCCCGACAATCAACGCGAATCGGTCATCGACTATTTGCGCGGCAAGTATGGCGCCGATTGCGTGGCCCGCCTGGGCACGATTCAGACATGGCAACCGCGGTCCATCCTGGTTGACGTTGGCAAGCGAATGCAAATTCCCCCCTGGGAATTGAGCAAGCTGAAAAGTGCTCTGATAGAACGCACCGCGGGCGACGAGCGGGCCGAACAATGTTTGCTTGATACCTTGGAAAGCGAACGCGAAACCGACATTAAATATCCGTTACTGCGGCGCGTGACCGGGTTCGAAGGACACGCCAAATACAGCGGCACCCATGCGGCGGGCGTGCTGGTATGCGGCGAACCCGTGCAACGATTCGCCACCGTGCAAGCCGATGGCACCGCGCAACTAGACAAGCGTGACGCCGAAGCAATCAACCTGTTGAAAATTGATCTACTAGGGTTGCGCACGTTGACCGTGTTGCAGGATGCGGCGGGCGTTGCTTTCGATTTCCTGGCAATCCCACTTGATGACCCGTTGGCGTTTGGCCTATTGAACCAAGGCAAAGTTGCGGGCGTATTTCAGTTCGAAGGGCAAGCGGTGCGGGCGTTGGCGCAAAGCATGGCGGGGCACATCAACCAGTTTTCCGATCTGGTGGCACTCACCGCATTGGCGCGGCCTGGGCCGCTATCGTCGGGCGGCGCGGCATCGTTCGTGCAACGGCGCATCGGGCGCGAACCCGTCACCCACTTGCACCCCTTGATTGAACCGTATACCCGCGAGACATACGGAATCATCATCTACCAGGAACAAGTCATGCAAATTGCCCGCGACGTGGGCGGGCTGGATTGGGCCGACGTGACCGCACTGCGCAAGGCAATGTCTAAATCCCTGGGCGCCGATTACTTCGACAAGTATTGGACGAAGTTTCGCGACGGGCCGCACGGCATGAAGGAAGCGGCGGCGCGGCACGTGTGGGACAGTATGAATACACTAGGCGCCTGGGCGTTCAACAAGTCGCACGCGGTGGCCTATGCCTTGTTGTCGTACTGGTGCGCGTACATGAAAGCACATCATCTGTTGGATTTTGCAGCGGCCACCCTGCGCAATGCCCGCGACGACGACCAAGCAACCGCGTTGTTGCGCGAGTTGAAAAGCGAAGGGGTGCAATATGTTGCATTCGATGCGCAAAAATCCCAGGTTAATTGGTCGGTCCAGGGCGGTCGGCTTGTCGGCGGTTTTCTCAACATTAAAGGTGTTGGCGAAGTCAAAGCACAAAAATACTTTGAGGACCGCGGGCAGTGGACCGAAAAGCAAAAGGAATTTTTGGCGAATGCTGAAATTCTTTTTGCGGAAATTTCGCCGTGCGAAACCCGCTACGGGCATATCTACGATGACCCGCGGGCGTCGGGCTATCGACTAAGCACGGTTCATCGCATCGCCGAAATAACCGATGACGTGGAAAGGGTCACGTTCATCGGGCAACTGAAGCAAAAGAATCTGCGCGATCTTAACGAATACGTATTCCAGGTTAAGCGGCGGCAGGAAGGCAAACCCGAGTTGTTGTCAGGGGTGCCGACGCAATATCTAAACCTGTTGATGGCAGACGATACCGGGCAACTGTATTGCGGTATCAGTGCCCGCGATTTCGATGAAGTCGGGCGCGATATTGTTGACCGCGGCGTGATTGATGAGTCGTATTATTTGATGCAGGGGTTTCGCAACCGAATCGGCAGGATCAACGTTACTTGGGCCAAGATGTTGGACTAAATGAACAAAACCAAATTGATGTTGGAGGTAGTCGCGTTCGCATTGGTGGCGTGCGGTGCAGTGACCGATGCTATCGAGCGATTTTTTGTCAACTAACTGGAAAAGGAATTCCAAATGAAAAATGTTGTGGTAGAGGTTGAGACACCCCCTGATACCAACCCGGCAGTGATACGGGTTAACGGCGTGGTCGTGGCCAAGGTGACGATTGAGGGCAACGTCGAACCGTTGCAGGAAGTGGCGCGACCGGAACCGGGCAAGGCCAGGACGAAGCGGCCAGGGGTCGGGGGCGTTGAGGATATTGACGACTTGACCGACGACGAAAAAAAGATGTTGGGCGACCTGGAAAAACTGGAGGAAGATGAAGCGGCGCCGAAGGGCAAGCAACACAGATAAGCACCGGGGGCGGGGTGCGCCCCCTACACAATGGAGTTGACAGAATGGCCTACGAGACACAGTTATGGACATGGTTGCGCGAGGGGTTGTTACGACATAACCCGCCGAACCGCAGCATTCGATTAGAACGCCTGGAATCGCCGATTACCCCAGGGTTTCCCGATGTTGACTATACGTATTTGGGAACCGATGGAAAAATCGAACTAAAAACCGTTGACCTACCAACGCGACCGCAAACCCGCGTCATGGGGCCGTTGCGCGGGTTATCCCAGGATCAAATGAATTGGCACAAAAGGCATTTCAACGCGGGCGGCACGTCGTTTATTTTCTTGCGTGCTGACCCGTGGCGTTGGCTAGTGCGCGGGCAAATCGCCGACAGCATCAACGAGTTCGACGCCGACCAGTTCAAGCAACATGCGTTGGTAAGCATTGCGGGCCATTGGCACGGCCAGGATTGGACCCTTTTATTGGCCTATCTATTGAGCGGGCGACATGGACAACGACCATAAAACACTATTCAAAACGCAACCGATGAGTCAACAACTTGAGGCGTTGCGACGGTTAAAGGGCAAACAAGCATACGCGCTATTTCTTGAGCAAGGCACCGGCAAGACCTGGGTTGTTTTGAATTGGGCCGCGCAATTGTGGGCCGAGGGCAAGATTGACGCCGTGTTGGTATTCGCCCCCAATGGGGTGCAAGACCAATGGATTGACGACCAGATACCCGCACACCTACCCGATTGGTGCGACCACGTTGCGCGGTCATGGTCGGCAACGATGGGCAAGCGGGCAACCGCCGATTTCGAGCGGTTCATGGAATCGAAAACCAAGGCGTTAAAAATCCTGACAATCAATTGGGAAGCGTTGGGCCATGCGCGAATGCTGGCAGTGATCGACCGTTTTTTGCGCTTGCACCCGCGGTGCATGGGCGTGGCCGATGAATCGGACATGGTTAAAAATCCGGCGGCAAAACGCACCAAGGCGTTGCTTTCGCGGCGGCGCCTATTCACGCACCGGGTTGTTTTGTCGGGCACGCCTGCGGCGCAATCGCCGTTTGATATGTGGGCGCCGATGAATTGGTTGGACCCGTCCATCCTGGGCCACAGTTTCGTCACGTTCAAGGCGACCTATGCGCAAATGGTCGATGCCACTGACCCGTTAATGTTTGCGATTCGGGCCAAGATAGGCACCCGCTATCTGCCTCAGATCGTGGCCAAAGACGACCACGGGCGCCCCATGTACAGGAATCTGGACCGACTACAGCAAATCGTTTCGGCGCACTCCTATCGCGTGCTAAAGGCCGATTGTCTGGACCTACCCGACAAGGTTTATTGCAGGCGATACGTTGAACTGTCAGGCAAGCAACGGTTGATCTACAACGAAGCGGTGGCAACGTTGCGCATCGAGTGGGAACGGGCCGATGGCAACCCGGCAATGTCGATTGCCACCAAGTTGACCATCCTGGGGCGGTTGCAGCAAATCGTGGGCGGGTTCACGCCGGATGCAATGCCGATTCACGCCGACCCAGGCGATAACCCGAAGCTGGCCGCACTGGTGGAAACCGTGCTGTTGCAGCCGAACGCAATCATATGGGCGCATTACGTGGCCGAGATTGAAATGCTGGTTGACGTGCTGTCGGAATATGGCGAAGTCGTGGCCTATTATGGCGATGTGGCCCGCGGCCAGCGGCGCAAAGCGGTGGCCGATTTCCGCACGGGTGAGGCGCGCTTTTTCATCGGCAACCAGCAGGCGGGCGGCGTTGGATTGAACCTCGCAGTATCCAGTTTCATGCATTACTACTCCAACGCCTTTCCACTGCGCACCCGCCTACAGTCAGAGGACCGCGCACACCGGCACGGGATGCCCGATGCCAAATTGACGCTATACGATTACGAGGCGAAAGGAACCATTGACCGGAAAATCATTAATACCCTGCGCAATCGGTTATCGATTGCCGATGCGGTCATGGGCGACACGCGGCCCGATGGGTGGCTGAATGAAATATAGCAACGTCGTTTTTGCGGCCCAGGAACCTATGGTGCGCAATCAAAACGGCCATTGGATCAGGAACCCGACATTTGACCTGGACGACGCCAAACGATTCGGGTCGATTCGTTTTGTATGGGCGCCTGGGGCGGCGTCATTCTCACCCGCGGACCTACGCACCCGAGCGGTGGAAATCGCGGAGGAATTCGACGACGAGCGGGATTGGATTGTTAACCTTGGTTCGCCGACCCTGATTGCAACCCTGGCCTGGGCTATCGGGCACGTCGGCAAAAGATTGCGCGTGCTGGAGTGGGATAGGCGCGAGCGTGCATATGTACCGACGACCGACGAAACAGAATAGTGCTTTTTTAACCTGGGCCATTGGCCCGCCAACGAGAAAGGAACACAATGCAATTGCCGTTAGACCTGGATCAAAAATCCCTTAAGGAAGTTAGCGCACTTGCGCACGAGTTGTTGATGCGCGAATCCGATTTGGCATTGGCCGAACAAGTCTATGCGATGGCCAAGCAAGCACTTAACAAGGTGGCCGAAATCGACTTGCCCGAGGCAATGAAAGAATTGGGATTGACGCAAATCAGCGTCAAGCTCGATGATGATGGGCCGACCTATTCGATTGGCTATAAGGGCGAGATTTATGCAAGCGTGCCCGACGCCAACAAGCGGCAGGCGTTCGAATGGTTGGAACGCAACGGCGCCGAAAGTCTCATCAAGACCGAATTAAAGGTGGCCTACGGGCGCGGCGAATTGCAGGCGGCACGCGAGTTGGCCGCAACGTTGCGCGCACAAGGCGCAGCGGTGCAAGTCGGCGAAACCGTGCACACCGGCACCCTTAAGGCATTCATTCGCGAACGATTGGAGGAAAAGAAACCGATACCACTGGAGTTGTTTGGAGCGCGGTCGGTTGACCGTGCTTTCGTCAAAGTCAAATAACCGTCACGAAAGGAAGTAGAAATGACCGCAGCAAAAAAGATTATCACGCGCAAGACACGCACCGCATTGACGACCAGGGCACCGGGCCGCGGGTTTGAGGAAGCGGACAAAGATTCGTTTGCAATTCCGTTTCTCGTGCTGATTCAGGACAAGGCGAAAATCCTGGAGCAAGTTGACGCCGAACCCGGTTCGATCATCAACACGGCGACCCTGAAAACCTACGAGGCACTCGATGTTGTGCCAATTCTCTACCGGCGCCGTTTCGTCAGGTGGGCGCCGCGTGACCTGGGCGGCGGGTTCAAGGGTGAATTTCAAGTGGCCGACGTTAACGCGATGATTACCGCGGGCACCGTTGAGCAAGGCGACGACGACCCGAAATTGTATTACCCGTTGCCCGATGGAAAAATCAATCCGCGCAAGTGTGACCATCTGTCGGATACCCGCACCCATTTTGTACTCGTGGAAGGCAAACCCGCGGTTATCAACATGGCATCGAGTCAGATCAGGAAAAGCAAAAATTGGATGACCGCGTTGCAGGATGCGGGCGGCGATATGTGGTCGAACCGTTGGACCCTCACCCCAACGCACGAGAAAAACGACAAAGGCGATTGGTGGGGTTGGTCCATCGAAATCAGCGGGGAACCAGTGACCGACGAGGAAAAGGCGGCGGCGGAAAAGTTTTACCAATCCATCGCGGTCGGCATTGCCAAGGTTGACTACAGCAAAGCGGAAAGCGGCACCGACGACTAAGCGGCGCCCCTTTTCTTTTCGGGTATTTGGGGCGGTATGGGTCGCAACACCCAACCGCCCCATTTCTTTTTGAGGTTTACATCATGCGCAAAATAGAGCAATTGCATCCTACCACTAATCACGAATACGCACGGGCCTACGCTCGCCGTGGTTGGCGCGTGCTGCCACTGTGGCCCATTACTAGCAGCGGCAATTGCGCGTGCGGTGTGGGCGATTGTGACAAGCCTGGGAAGCACCCGGCGACCGCTGGCGGGGTCAACGATGCGACGACCAACGCCGACACCATCAACGATTGGTGGAACCAGAATCCTTTATATGGGGTGGCCATTGCCACGGGTAAGGCGTCGGGTATCAGCGGCCTGGACATTGACGTTAAAAACGGCAAGCAAGGTGATTTGACCCTTGCTCAATTGCGCGGCAAAGAGGCGATGCCCGAGGCGTTATGCGTGGAAACGCCGAGCGGCGGGCGGCACTATTATTTCGGTTATGACAAGGCAGTGAAAACCGCGGTTGCACCCTATGGGCCGGACCTGGACACGCGCAACGAAGGTGGCTATCTGGTGGCGCCCCCATCGGCGCACGTGGCGGGCGGAAAATATAAGTGGTTGACGACCAATTGGCAAAAGATCGACCCGGTTGCATGGCCACCCTGGTTGCGCAAGGTGGAAGCGGGCGAGAAAGGCACCGGGGGCGTTAAAAAGGAACGATTCGATGCGCGCAATCCCAAAGCGGTGGCGTCGGTCAAGCACGCCATACAATTTATCGACCCGAGCAACTACGACCGTTGGATTCAGGTTGGTTTCATCCTGGGCCGTGCTTTCGCCTGGAACGATGAGGGGTTCGCCATTTATTCCGAGTGGTCATCGAATGCAGGGGCCACCTACAACCATAAAAAGACCCATGCGCTTTATTACAAGGATTCACGCAAGATTCCAAAAAAACCACTCAATACCGCATCGATTTTCGAATGGGCGGGTGAGAATGATGCGTTCGTGGCGATGCCCGCGGACGTGGCGCGGCAATTCACCGTTGTCGATGACCGCACCGACGTGCCCGCAGTGGCCGACCAATTAGCGCAAATTGCGGCGCATTCGCCTGCCATTTTCCGGCGCAATGGTGAATTGGTTTTCCTGGCAGGGCACGTCATTTTCCGGCACACGCCGAAAACATTGGTGCTTGAACTGTCCAGGCACGTCACCTACTTGACCACGGGCGCCGATGGAAAATTGCGGTGCGGACCAGTGCCCGAGCATATGGCGGCGATGGTGCTTGAGAGGCGTGCAGGCGATGCCAAACCGTTGCAAGGCGTGTCGGGTTATCCAGTATTCCGGCCCGATTGGTCCATCGCCTGCGAACCAGGGTACGACCCAGGCACGGCCATGTTTGTCTCGTGCGAGGCGATTGCACCGGATAAGGATGGGGCGCGCCTGTTGCGTTCGTTAGTGTCCGATTTTCCCTGGAGCAACCCGGTTGACGAGTCGATATTTTTTGCTGCGCTATTTACGGTAGGGTTGCGCCATTTATTTCCCACTGCGCCAATTTTCGGATTTTCCGCCTATGCACCGGGGTCGGGCAAGTCGTTGCTTGTCGATGTGATTTCGATGATCTGGTTTGGCCGACGTGCGGCGAAATCTATCTGGCCAGAAAAAGAGGATGAAATGGGCAAGGTGTTGGCGGCGAATTCGCTCAGTGGGGCAGCAATGATCGTATTCGACAACATCGACCGCGGCGAAAAAGTGCACGATGCGGCGTTGTGCGCGATGCTTACGTCGGACACGATGCGAATGCGCATCCTGGGCAAGACCGAGTTTGTTGAAATGGACACCCATACAACGGTCATGGCCACGGGCAACGATTTGACATTCACGGGCGACACGGCGCGGCGTTCGATGTTGTGCACCATCGACGTGAAAAGCGACGCACCCGACAAGCGTGACGATTTCAAGATACCCGATTTATTAGTGCACATTCAGGCGCACAGGAAACAGTATCTAGCAGCGGCAATCGGGGTCGTGCTGGAGTGGGTCAAGGCAGGCAGACCACTATCCCTATATAGGAAGGGCGGGTTTGAGGAATGGGCCGCAGTGGTAGGGGGCATCGTGGAAAAAACAGGGGTGCCCCCTCTCACCGAATACGGGGCACATGGGCACGGGCAGATAGACGAATCCTCCGAGGTGGAAACACAATTCCTCACCCTGCTATCACATACCCTTTATGCAGAAACAACCGCTACCTACTCAACCATAGAGTTGACCCAACGCATACAAACCAACAGCGAACTAAGGGCGGCGTTCAAGTCGGTTTACCCTGTTATCTGCACCGCAGAATATCGAAAAAATAGGGCAGTATCGGCACCCTTCGAAGTCAACGCGACAACTGTTGGTCGATTATTTGGGGCAATGAATGGGCGTTGGCGGGAAGCTGAGGATGCTAAACCCTCCGCTATACAACCCTCCGCAACCGATCCAAAGGCCAAAACCAAGGCCAAAAACGGAAGGAATTTTGTAGGACAACCCGTGTTGCGTGTAGTCCTAATTTTGAACAGAGTCACCAAACAACGTCGTTGGACCTTGGAGGAAAATAAAACGTGAGGGGGGGGCGGGGGGTAATACCCTCCGCACGGGGGGTTTTGACATTGGGTTTTGCACCAAGCACGGCGCCATTCACGGAGGGACGGATAGTTTTACCCTTAGTTGCTAACTTTTAAGGGGGTATAGGGTGCATACATACATACATGCATACATACGTTCAATTCGCGTTGTACATGGGGGGGTAGGGAAAAACCATAAAACTGTGCAAACCCTCCGTGGCACCCATCGCGTGCGAATCGGTGTATCGTCGCGACCATCGTGGAAAAAATCGTGCCAGAAATTTCAAAACGAAAAAAGGTACTCCTCACGGCCACCCCTACGGGGCAGAGTGATT